GAGAAGTATGGTGTTGATCGGATCGACCACTTCAAACCGGGAGTGGCACAGACACAGGTTGACTACTGCCCCGACTGTGGAGAACAGTTAGCCGTTCAGCCGATGAACGGCCAAGAAGTTCCGGCGCCGCCACTTCCTCCGGAGACCGACTTGCCATCGCCACCTCCGGTGCCGGAAGGAGAACCGTTGCTGGAGCCTCCTCCGGAAGCGGTGTCGGAACCATTACCCGTCGCTCCGCCTCCTCAAGGTCCGCCTCCGATGCCGCCTCCTGGAGCGCCACAGGGCATGATGCCGCCAGAGATGGCAGGTATGGCTCCGCCTCAAGGTCAGACAGTCTGCCCCAATTGTGGAACGCCTGTTCAGCCCATGTCGGAAGTCGAAGAGGAGGAGACGCAGGAGTTCGATTATCAAGAAATCATTCCGAAGATGCGTCAGATCATCGAGTTGTATGGCCCGATGAGCGTGCAGATTTTTCCTCGCGCGCGCACGCTAGAACAGTCAGGATACCTCATTCTCAACAGTGAACACGATGTTGCTGAAATGCAAGAGAAGTTTCCGCACATCGCGGACCAGATTACTCCTACAGCAGACTCCGAGAGATACGATCGATGGGTGCGCGCTCCGTCGTTGGTCCAATCGGATGACGACTCCGATGTATGCACGTGCAGGCAAGTCTGGCTCCGTCCCTGGATGTTCAACAAGCTCGGCAAGTCTGACGATGAGAGAATGCTGGCGCTTAAGGAACAATTCCCTCGTGGTATTCGAGCCGTCTACATCAACGACGTCCTTGCGGAAGTCAACGACGAAGACATGGACGAATACTGGACAGTTTCTGTTGATCCTATTCTAGACCGAGTTCATGGTCAGCCCGTGGCAAACTCGGTTGTTCCTGTTCAGGAGATGACTAATGAACTATTCCAGCTTACTGTTGAAACAATCCGATACGGAATCCCTGAGACGTTCGTTGATTCCAGTGTTATTGACTTTCAAAAATACCGCGAGATGGAAATTAGTCCTGGATCGTTGTATCCTGTTAAAGCACCTGCGGGCGGAAATATCGGCGCTGCGTTCTACACTAACAAAGCAGCCATGCTCTCAAGAGAGCACAAAGAGTTTGCTGATGACCTACAGAGCGCTGGTCAATTCGTACTCGGGACGGTTCCATCTGTTTACGGAGGAACTGCTTCCGGAGGATCAGACACCGCCGCCGAATATTCGATGTCCCGAGCACAGGCGCTCCAAAGACTCCAAATAGTTTACAAGATGATCTCGTTCTTCTGGAGTGATCTTGAGACGAAGGCAGTCAAGTGCTACGCCAAGAACATGAAGAACGACGAGAAGATCGTCAAGTCACAAGGTCGCAATTCATACATCAACGTGTGGATTCGCAAGGCCGAGATGACGGGCGAAGTCGGTCAGGTCGAGCCGGAGTTGAGCGAACAGTTTCCTCTGGCATGGTCGCAGAAACGCGACATCATTATGCGGCTCTTGGAGTTGAACAACGATGCCATCAACGAAGCGATGTTCCACCCAGAAAACCGACACACCGTCGCTGAACTCGTTGGCATCCCAGAGCTTACTGTTCCCGGAGACGCAGACAGGACCAAACAGCTATTCGAGATCTACGAGTTGCTCAAAGGGCAACCACAACCCGTCGGACTCAATCCGATGGATGGAACTCCGATCCTTGAAGCGTCTGTTCCGATCGAGAAAGAAGTCGACGAACACGGCGTTCATATTGCCATCATCAAAGAATGGTGTGTAGGCGAGATCGGGATGGATCAGAAGATGACGAATCCCGGTGGTTATATGAACGTCATTGCTCATCTACAAGCTCACACAGAGGCTGAACAAGCTGAGATGATGGAACAGATGATGATGCAAGGCGGGATGCCTCCTCCAGGTCAAGAGCCAAAGGGCAAAGGATCACCGCCAAAAGGTAAAGATACAGAGTCAATTCCGGCTCCTAGAGGTGTAGCAAATGTTCCATAAGTTTCAGTATCCATTGTTCGACGATTCCGAGACGTTCGGTGGACCCGGCGGTTCCACGCAGTCTGACTTAGACATCTTGAATGCTCCTGACGAACCCGAAGCTGAAACCGAGACGGTCGACGAAGAAGCTGTCGAACCGATCGATAAAGGCGACGAACCAGGAGAGGTGACTTTTGACGAGCCTGCCGAGGAAATTGAAACTACGGAGGAAACAGCGGAGGGAAAACCTCCTGCTGCTGAGGAGCCTGATGACGCAGAGGTTCCGACTGGTCAGCTACGTTTCAAGGATGTCAAGACCAAGTTTCCGACCGTCTTCAAAGAGTTCCCTCAGCTCGCTACAGCAATCCGCAATGACCGAGCGTATGGTGAGATATTTGCGAGCCCAGAAGACGCTCGAGACGCTGCACAAAGAGCCGCATATTTCAACACGCTCGAAGGACATCTGACGGGTGGCTCCGTAAAGGAGTTGTTGAGTGACATCGAAAAAGCCAACGGCGAGACATTCAAGAAAGTCGTGCGCGACTTCCTCCCGACCGTCAAAGCCAAATCGATGGAGCTCTTTGCAGAGATCACGCTACCCGCGGTCAACGACGTTCTACGATCTGCCATCCGAGACGCCGAAGGATCAGAGAACGTTAACCTACGAAATGCCGCTCTCCACATTGCTAAATATCTATACGGCAAGCCTGAAATACCGGATCTCGACGCTAAAAAGCCAGCGGCGACGAACGAGGAAGAAGAGCGCATCAAGCAAGAGCGTCAGGCTTTCTGGCAAGAGAAGCAGCAAGACTTCACGAACGAGTGCTTCTCGACAGGTAGGGACGAAACCGTTGCCGAAATCGCGAAAGGTATCGACAACGACAAGTCGATCTCGCCGTTCCTCAAGTCCACGTTGAAGGATAAAATCTTCACCGAGGTCGATCAACTTCTTGCTAAAGATACACGTCATCTTCGTCAGATGAATGCTCTGTGGCGCAAGGCTGAGTCAACTGGGTTTCAAAAAGAGTCACGCAGGGAAATCATAGACGCCTACCTGCGAGGCGCTAAGGCTCTGATTCCATCGGTTCGACAGAAGCTGCGTGCTGAGGCCGGACTCGTTCCTGCCGGAAAACAACAAACGCAAAAGCCCGAGACATCTAAACCGCGAACTAACATTCCTCAGTCTGGACGGCAAGCCTCAGGTCAGGCCGCTAAAATCCCGTCGGCCCGGGAAGTGAACTGGGGAAAGACTTCCGATCTGGACTTCTTGAATGGACGGTATACGCCGAAAAGAAGGTCTCAGTAGGAGTTACCTGTCATGGCAATGGACGAAACTCAGGTAGCTGCTACCGAATTAGAGAACGTCCGGAAGAAGATTCCGATTCTGTTTGACAAGGAAGATACGTTCTATTCTCAGATCGAGAAGGGCGAAGTCGAGGCCATCTCGAACAGGGACATGCGTATCCCCTTGGAAATCAGGCCCGGTGGACGCTTCGGACACTTTGATCCGGCAGGCGGCGACCTCGGACGCGGTGAGGGACCGACTTACGAAAAGGCGGTCATCAATACCGTCCACTTGCGCCACGCGATCGAATGGCACAAGAAGACGGAATGGGCGACGGATTCGCAGCGTAAGGCTGTGGTCCAGTCGGTCAAAAAGCTCCTTGCCTCCGGAATGGTGGAGTTCAGGCGAGCGGTCGATGCTCTGGCTGTGTCCTCAGACGGCACAGGGACGCTGGGAACGGTCTCCGCTTACTCCACGTCCGGTGGCAAGGACACGCTGACGTGCGCCTCAGACGGCTTCGGTGTGCGTCTGATGCGTCATGGTCAGATGTTGTCCTTGTACGACGCAACGTTGGCAGTTCGCAAGCCCTTCGTCGGGTCAGCGACGCTCAACGGTGAAGCACCGATCGATCTTCTGGACTTGCAGAACAAGTTGGTCCGGATGAACGGTGCGGCAACAACGCCAGTCGTAGGAGACAAACTGGTTGTCTCCGGTCTGACAAGCACGCCTCCGATTTCGCTTTACGGCGTGCCGTATCACGTATCGAACGCGTCGACGGGTTCCTGGCTGGGTCTGGATCGCGCCCTGTTCCCGGAGATTCGAGCCAATCGAGTCAACGCGAACGGGACGTCACTTGCGCTTTCATACGCGCGCGTGGCGTTGAACAAGGTGGGAGACAGACTCGGTCAGGATCACGGCAATCGCGCGACGGCGTGGATGCATCCTGCACAGATCCAGGCTTACGAAGAGCTTGGTCAGTTGGTCATGAACATCGAAAAGACCGCTGGCAAGCAGAGCCTCGATCTCTACTT